GTCATGGTCGCGACGGCCGCAGCCGCCCCGCCTTGTATAAGAACAAAGAACAAACAATAAAAAACGTATAACTATGGATTGCAGTAAAATTACAGGAAACCTCGCTATGGCATCATGCCGTAATGCCGTTGCCGGCATACTGGGCGAAGCCATATTGATTAACTTCGATGACTGGAGGGCAGCCACTATAACAGAGAGCAACGGCGTCATCAGCTCCATCGTTCTGGAAGGCACAACCAAAGGTTGCAAGTTCACCAGCCATGAGAAGGCATTTGAGGCCAGCGTACAGATGAACAAAGGCACTTACGGAAACTCATTTAGTCATCAGGTCATCATGCGTGCGTTCGACCGCACACAGACTTTGAAAGATGACATCAACAAGATTGCTCACGGCCGTTACGTGGTAATCGTTATCAACCGAGATCGCGAGAGCAACTCAACCGTCTACGAGGCCTACGGCACAGAGAACGGCCTGGCAGCCAGCGCCATTGAGTACAACTCAACTGACGGCGACGGCATCGCCTATGCTATCACACTCGCCAGCGAGGACAACGCACGTGAGAGCGAAGTGCCCAAGAGCATCTTCACTAACACGCTTGACACGACCAAGACAATGGTTGACGGTCTTGTGGCCGATGAGTAAAAGTTCTCGCCCGTCATGATGACGATTGACGAATACAGGCAACAGTATCAGGGTATCAGATCGTCCGAAGTGCGCGAACTGATATCCACTGATACTGACTTCCGCAATAACACGGAACGCCTCTACGAGAGCATCTTCCATGCGAAGCTGAACAAGATTTGCAGCAACTGCTGGTTCGATGCCTACATATTGATTATGAGAACGAACCTCGAAAAATTGAAAGCAATGCAAGAGAAACAATTTGACCTACGTGCCGGAGTGGTACTCGTTGACCCTTATGGCGACCCGAAAAAAACTGTTACACAGCGTAACCTGACCGATGAACTGGCACTGTACCACCTTCGTGTCAACCCGAGTTGCATCAAGTGGTTCAGCATCTATCCTAATAACTGGGAGCAGTTGGCCGTTCAGTCCGGCATCGATGCCGAGAAGAAAGTCGCCCCCGTACCCGGAACGAAAGAGCCTGCTACAGGCGACAGCAAGGCGCAGGACAGCACCAAAGGGACAGGGGTGAACAATATACCCAAGACGGAGAGAAAGGCGCAGACAAAGGCCGCAGGCAAGTCAAAAGGCCGACCACGCAAAAAGTAAAAGAACGTATGAAACTCGCAGTATTGAAAACGGAACAGCAGCTACAATCACGTAACGACAGGTTGCTCGGAATACAGAGTTACGGCGAACGTAACGACTACCCACAGAAAGTCATGGAGGTGGTCGGTGCAAGCATTACGGGTGGGGCGTGTGTTGAGCAGTTCGGCCGTTTCCTTTTCGGTCGCGGTTTCGCCCAGCGTGACTTTTTTCAGGCCATAGTCAACCCGAAGGGACAGACAGCCGATGACGTGCTTGAACACGTGGCACGTGACTTCGCCATGTTCGGAGGATTTGCCCTGCACGTGAACTGGAATGCTCTGTATGAGATTACCAGCGTCAACGCCATCCCGTTCGAGTGGCTGCGCTTCGAGGCTCTCGACAACGACTATAAGTTCAATCGCGTGGCACTGCATCCCGATTGGGGTCGCCGTTACACGCAACTGCGACGATTCCGCAAGGCCGATATCGAGTGGTTCGACTTTTTCAACCCAGATCCGAAAGAGATAGCCGAGCAGGTGAGAGCAGCCGGAGGGTGGAAGCAGTGGAACGGACAGATATTGTATTACTCACGCCGAGGGCCGAAGTCGTATCCGTTGCCTGTCTATGACAGCGCGTTGACGGATATGTCAGCCGAAGAAGGTCTGTCCAACGTGGCATATCGTAACATACGCAACAACTTCCTGCCTGCCGGTATGTTCATCGACCATAACAACGGCGAGAAAGGCAAGAGACAGGCCGAGGAAACGAAGGAGCAGTTGTCCGAATTCCAGGGTGACACGAAGGCCGGACGTATACTTTATCTTAACCTCGATGAAGGTGACCTCGAGCCTGTTTTTAAGCCTTTTGAGTCGAATAACACCGACCAGAAGTTTCGGCGTAGTGACGAGAAAGTACCTGACCGTATCGGTGCTGCGTTCTGCCAGCCCCCGATATTACGCGCCAAGGACGTTGGTAGCAACTTCGGAGCTACGGCCATGCGTGAGGCACATGACTACTACAACAGCCAGACCGAGAGTGAACGCCAGACACTGGAACGCGTGATGCGTGACGTATTCCAGCATTTCGCAGGTATCGCCACGATGAACCCCGATGACGATTACTCTATCCTGCCGAAGGTCTATGACGTGACACAGACGCTGGCCGAGAAATTGGGTGACCGCACGGATAAGGTGCTGGAGATACTTTTTGATATGTCCAAGAGCGAGAATGCCAAACGTGTGGTATTAGCAAAGGTATTCGGACTGGATGATGAAGATATTGAAGAACTCTTACAAGGCGTACGGAAATGATTATCACAGTTGATGACATACGCAAGTACCGCGAGATTGCGCGGAATACGCAGACGAACCGCGTTGAGATATTTATCCGCGAGACGGAGGAACTGGACATCGTGCCGTTACTTGGCGTTGAAGAATATGACCGCCTGGCTAACAGGGATGAACACACCGAACTGAC